ATCTGGGAAGCTGTCTTGATAAACGTTGTCAAGGAAACCCCACCTGACTCGATAGGTTTAAAACTTCTTATCAACTCTACCGCATCCTCTGTCTTACCTTCCCCTACCAAACCTTCAATGGTTTGAGACAACAAACGGAGATGTCTTTCATTGAAATACTTCTCCGTTTCGTCAAACAAGAATTGGGTATCAACACCTTCCTTGACAAACTCTTTACTCAAGGATGGAAGAATATCTTGTTCTATTTCTTCCGCAATGTCTTTTGGTATCTTATTGTCGCGAACCTTACTCAAGTAGATTGCTTCGATGCCTTTGCCAGGGGCTTCGTTATACTTGTCAAAGTACTCCCAGATCCAAGTGGCAAGTCTCTTGGCAGTGACAGACTCAAGAAGTGAGATGTTCCAAATAGGTTTGACCTTCTTTAGAAACTCTGTCGAGGTGATTAAGCCGATCAGTATCTTTCTTTCTATCATGTCTATTCTATGTAGAGGTTGCCATAGGTGTCGCGATAATATCCATCAGGGCAGAGATTATATCTGATACCGTCATCAATAACAAATTTCTTTTGTCCTGGAGAGGTCCCGTATTCTATTCTTGTCATGGCATCTTCTAATCTAATAAATTTCATGCGGAGTGAGTACCCTGACTCGATTACTGGAACATACTCACCTCCTATATTCTTGTCGTACCAATCTAAAACCTTTTCTATCCTTTCCATCTCGACACCCATTGTCTCGGATAGCTTCCTAATCTCGGTGGCCCATTGTAGAAGTATCAAGTGGGTAGGATTGATTTTCTTTTTCTTCTTTATGATGTCGCGCAACCGTATCGCGTATGGTAGGCAAGATGCTGTTCTTTCTTCCTTGGTTAGCTTTGGTTTTGGCGGTAATTCTTGTATTGTCTTTTCAAGGAAAGGAAAACCGTTTGATTTAGGCTTTCTCTTGGCGGCTACTGACACACCTTGATTAATGGAGGGGCTGCTTACTTTGTCTATATTTTTGGAAGAAATAGAAAAGGTTAGGTCTTTCTGGTCTTTATGTTTGGTACTAAAAGTACCAACAAAGACCTTACTTAAGAGTAAATATAAAAATAAATCTTTTGACACCTTGACGTTTATTGATTGCCCTTGATTTTGGGTGCGAAACCGATTGACGGTGTCGAAGATGTATCGTTCGAGTTTGCTAAAAGACTTTTGGGTGCGAAAATTGCTTGAGGGTATCTTGATATGTACATCTCCTGTTTCTTGACAAAAGTACACATCAACAGTCAAGGTAGTATCTTGTTTCTTTTCTTTAAATTTCGTTCGTTGCATGTCGCAAGTTAATTGTGAAAATATCAGAAGGTTTCCCCGAGGCGGCGGGTACTCCCTTCTGATACAAACCTAAGAAAACTGGAAACAAAAATATCTTTTTCATGATCCGCCTATTCATGTTTTAGTTATCGTGCAAACAACAAATATAAAGACCGTTTTTGATATTTACAAACATATTATACGAAAAATTTTTGAGAACATTTATTCACTTGATTTTTATATAGTTGTACCAATGAATGTTGTTCACGCAACTTTCATAATTCGGTAGTCTACCCACATAGTTCTTCCATATTTCATGTGTAAAAAGCGAATTATATCAGTGTCAGTGAATGACATAGGAACCAATTCTTTCTTGAGTTTACCCTGAGGCATCGTGACGTACACCGTCTTCTTTCTGATGGAATTCATAGGGCATCTGCAGTTCTCATAAACACTTCATTTTCGGGCAGTGGGCAGTTCTCTATCCACTCGATATCTTCCTTGATTTTCCATTTGTGTTTCAAGGGGAATATCGAGATACCTTTAAAGATGTTTAGTCGCAGCGAAAGGCTCTCATCAAAGTCTGCCTCTCTTTCGGACTCAACAAAGTGACGGGCGTCGTATCTGTCATGTATCGTAACTGTGAGCCCGTCAAGCATCCAGTCAAGACAATAGAACAAAACAGTTGCCAAGTCTGTCGTGTACAGTATTATTTTGGCAAACGTGTTTTCTTTTCGTATCGCACGAATTAGACGTTGTACACGCAGCGGTTCTGTCATAGGTTCTCCACCTGTTATCATGATTTCATCGTACCCTGCGTAACTGGTACAGACAGGTAGTTTAGATAGGTCCCATTGATTGTTGCAACAACCGGAACAATTTTTGTTGCAGTTTTTCGTAATCAATAATCTTAGCTTTTTCATATGATTTGTTTTACAAGATAATTGGCTTCTTCTTGCGACAACCCACCAGGGTCACCAACGATATCAATTCTAAAGGCATCAACCCCGCGGAACTTGAGTTCGGCAACAAGTTTGTTGGCTTGCTTTATTGCTTGAGGGTCGTCATCGTACATAACGGCAACCCTGGTAAAGTGTCGGGCAATCTCTCTGACTTGCCTTGCAGTAAACTCAATGCCGAAAGTGGCAAAGGCATCGTACCCTAGACGCCAGACATCAGTAGGGCCCTCGACAGCGATACCTGTACTTCTCCATTTGTCTTGACGACCGTAGACAATATGTTTGTGGAAGATAACTTCGCGATCTTTGGGGCAGGTAATATATTTCCAAGGACTCTTGTTTGTGATATCCCGCGATGTAAAGCTCGCTGCCGTGTTGTCCCACAGTATAGGTATAATTATCCTATGCTTAAAAGATAAGTGATCCAGGGTAGAATAAGGACCCGTACCGACGACATTCCATTGTCGGATAATACGATCGGGATCGAAACCCCTGTCAAGTAAATATTTCCTGTGGTTCTTTTCTAAAGGTCCTGTCCCAGAGGGCATCTGGTGGGGTTTGGTAGGTGTCGCAGTGAGTTGTTCTTTAGGCTTTGCAAAGATGATCCCGTATTGCTTTATCAACTCTGCGGTTTCTCCTGGGCTTACCTTTATCATCTTTGCTATTGTCGGCACGATAGGGTGCCAACCACAACGCCAACAATAATAGTGTTCATTGTGTAGATCGAAACCGAGATGGAACCCCGGGTTGCCTGTACACCAAGGGCAGGGTGAGTTTACCCAACCAGGTCGGCAATGCTTATGGCCCTCCGTCAAGTGGGAGATGCCAAAGTCATGATAAAGTTGTAGGATGTCCATTTAAAAGGGTTACAATATGTTATACGAATATCAATACTATTTTACAGTCAAGAGAAAGCCGCTTCCAGATCCGCGATACCTTTCTCTATTTTGGTTTCGTCCCAACCTCTTGCAGCCATCATCTTTCGTACACGATGGTAGGCTTGGTAGGAGGGCATGCTGGCAAATTTCTTATAGGATTTCAAGACTAACTTTGCTATCTCACAAGCATCCTCTGTCAAACCTTCCCAATAGAACTCTGGTGTCTCAGTCTCATAACGAAAGACATCTTCGTATGATTCCAAGCCGTTACCATAGTATTTCCGTTGTAGTTGACAGCGATAGTCTTCTAAATGATTCCAGATAGATCGCCAGACGTAGGTAGATATGGCACCTTTCTCCGGGGTGTAGGTATCAAGTGCCTGTAGATAAGCGAGGGCTGCCTCTTGAAATAAATCGTCCCAGTTTTCTCGGGTTTTCTTGTGGAAGGTCCAAGCTATTTTGCGTAATAGATTCAAGTGATCCATACTAAGATATATAACCTTTTATGAGTTCTGTTAACAATGATTCCTGTGCTGTTATCTCTCCGTCAAGTACGGCGTCAAGTACTTTTCGTTTGCTGTCAAGTATGTGTGCAAGACGTTCCTCGATGGTATCAGGGGCAAGTAAGAAATAGATGTTGACAGAGTCTTTCTGTCCAATCCTATGGCATCTATCTTCCGCTTGACTAAGATCACCAGGCGTCCATGGTAGTTCCAAGAAGGCAACGTTGGAAGAGGCTGTCAATGTCAGTCCTACCCCTGCCGCTTTTATGTTACCAACGAAGAGTCTTATCTTGTCATTGCCTTGGAAGGCCTCAACTGCTTTGTTTCGTTCGGACAGTGATACTGATCCATCAATCTTAACGGCAATCTTACTAAACTTTTCCATCAAGGCATCTATCACAAACCTGTGCACGGCAAAGACAACAAGCTTCTCTCCATTCTCCAAGAAGTCCGAGATCCAGTCTATTGACTCTGCCAGTTTACCCTGTACAGATAATTGTTTCAACGCCTCGATTTTTGCAAGGGCTTCCGCGTTTGAAGCCCTACGGGCTGCCTCCGCTCCCTTTGTTTCACGCAGGAACCCTATAAAATCTTCTTCTGCGTCGCGATATTCCCCTCTGTTGTGTAACTGTACTGGGACAAACGATCGTACTTTAGGGGGCAACTGAGGCAGTACGTCACGCTTTAGACGTCTGATCATAACGGTACCCGTAAGGAGTTCATGTAGCTCTTGCGTATGTGATGCTCCACTGGTATCTAAACCAAAGCCATTCCACTTGGGATCACAGTACCTTTGAATGTAATATTGGGAACTGCTAAAGACTTCTGGTCTGATAAGATGTAGGGCATTGTAGGCTTCAATTGGTTTGTTGACAATTGGTGTGCCTGACAATGCTATCACATGTGGGATACCCTTGCCAAGTTTTTTGACAGCCTTCGTTCGTAGTGCTTTGTTGCTTTTGTAGTAATGGCATTCGTCCGTGATAAGAACCTGTGGGCGTTTGCGTTTCAGGGTTTCAACCCATGCTGGAAGAACATCATAATTGATGATAATAATATCACCTGTTACCTTCCATGGAGTTGTACCCATCAGTATTTCCAAATTAGGTTTTGCCATCCATGTCAATGCCTCTTTGGCCCAGTTCAATTTAAGGGATGCTGGTACGACAATAATGACAGGCCTTTTCTTCGGATGTGCTTCGATCCAAGCCAACGCCTGTACCGTTTTACCTAAGCCCATTTCATCCGCGACAAGAGCTCTTCCATTGTTTCTTTCAATGAAAGCTACCCCCTCCATTTGGAATGGATATAAGTTACCTTTCAGCTTCAACGGTACTTTTGCGACATTGGCTTTTTCTTCTTTCTTTTTCGTGGACAAAGTTTCCAACAGGGTGTCATCGAGGGTAAAACCCCACTCTTCCAATTGTTTGATTGTTTCTGGAAAGATAGGGGCACTCCAACATTTCTGTTCGGCATGCCATTTTCTTCCCGGTAACGTTCTGATATTGGTGAGGGTTTCAACATCGTAAGGGAACTCAATTTGAATTACCTTTTCACCCTGTTGGTTCTTTGCCAGAGTTGCTTTCTTACTTGTCATTCTGCGGTTTTGATTCTGTTGAAGAGGTCTCCTGCGATTTCCTGCAGTTCCATCCTACGTATGGCACTGACGTCTTCCTGGTTGGCGTAACGGGTTATCCCCTGTGTCAGTTTCCACAAAGTGGCATCACCCTGGAGCCCGTCAAGCGGATCGTTTCTCATAAGGAGTTCTCCTACGCTTTCCATTTCGCTTTTGAAGAGCTTTCCTGCCCTGAATAATCCGGTCAGTTCCTTTACAGGATCTACCGTCTGATCTGTGGCTGCTTTTATTTCAAGCATCCTTTCCTTTATGGCAGAGGCTCCGTACAGATCTTTTGTCAGGTCTCGTATGGCACTGGCAGTTGTCATGCTGTCAAGCTCATACGTCTTCTGCGAAAGTGCCATGTTCTCAGGGAGTCGGGCCCCCAGGTGGATTTGGCGAAGTACGGACTGTCTTACCATACCATTGAGACAGATACCTTGCATAATAAACTGGCGGAGCTCAAGGGCTTTGACACCGTAGTCAGAGGAGTCAATGCGTACACCGAAAGCAAGGTAGATGACACCGTTCTTTTCAGTAAAGACTTCTATTGGTTGCGGCAACATGCTTTCAACCATGATCCGGGTGTCATCCATGTATCCGTCGGACAGTTGACCTCCGTTTTGAAACACTTCATCAATGTGGGTGCCGAAGATCATTTCGGAATCAAGTCTCCGGTAGGAGTCTGAGAGAAACGCCCTGACTTCTGGACCAACTGTTCTCACCAGCATTTTACTGCGATCCAGCCATCCGTTGTGTGTGTTGAGTATTGTGTACCCCAGACTGCGCTGCCACTCCTCTCCGAAGAGGAGCGAGGTCAAATACTGCCCCGGGATACCCAACTTTGCGGACAACTGACCAACGGCGTGACGGTTTATACGGAAGGGAGTTGGGCCTTCCTGTGGTAGGCGAAACGTTCCTCCAACCATTCCGTCATGGGGATGAAACTTTATCAGTTCCTGCTGTCCTTTCCTTTCAGTACCGACATCAAAAAGGAAATCACGTGAGAGCTTACCTTCTTCCTGAAGGCGGGTTGTTGCTGTGATGGCATTGTTCATGCCTTTTTGTAGTTTCTGGGCAATTTTGGCCATGACTACATCTTTCATGTCATTCATCTTAAATTTGTATTTGGTGAATTAATAAGTAAATTTACAATTATTTTTACAATAAAACAAATTACCACCCAATTGCTTCGGTGGCATTCCCTGGTAAGTACCCAAGCTGGGAACCTTCCGTAAGATAAACAACTTTGACTTCTTCATCGGCCGGGGCTTCCTCATCAGGTTCGAGCGGGACAACTTCCATGATGGAATATTCAAATGGCCACGATGGTTGCATTGCCAGTCTTACTTCTGCCTCGTCTGGCAGACCTTCCAGTGCTTCTTTCAATTCAATTACTGTCATTTCTTTTTGTTTTTAGTTAAATCATTATAATTCGTTCACTGACGTATTCTGTCCTGTTGGAGTAGTAACGAGTTCCTTTTGGAATGATAAATTCTCGTATTGTGCTGTAGGAGAATCCAGAATGTTCCGCCATTCGCCTTGTTTTGTAGGAATGATATCCGTGGATGATCTTCCATTTCTCCTGCCACTGACTCCACTGTTTTATAATCGGAACATGCGGAGTGATCTTATTTTTATGATATTGAAACGGGTATACAGGAGAGACACTCCCCATCAGACATTTGTAGCAAACAATATCTTCTTTTGCTATCTTTGCTCTTGATGATTTTGATGTTAAGAAACACATATCTCTTTGGTTTTTAGTTAACGAATGAGCGTAGCAGTCTTTCGACTGGCCCGACTCTCACGGGCTGTACCTTGCTGCTAACTTCAAACAATACCAAGTTCAGAGATCAAATGATCAAGCAATTCCTGTGCAGTATCTTTGTCCAGGTAATCAAACAAGATATCAAGAAATTGATGGTAAGGAGTCCCTGTCTCTTTTAAAATAAGAGTAATCTGTTCATAAATATCTTTTTTTAACATTTTCTTAGATTTTTAAATTGTTGATAATTGTATTTAACACATCACATCATAAACTGTCTTCCCATACTGTTGGTAGGTGTGAATCCCACCTAAGGGCATACCATGGTACATACCACCATTGACCGTATCACCATTTACTTTTTTACCTATGGCTTCCGCCGAGGTCAGCGTCTTGACAATAATCCTGTCGTAACAGATACCATGGTTGTACCAAACGATATCCTCGACAGGTATGCCAAACTTTTTGGCATAGTATTCATAGTTTTCTTTTTCAGACATTTCTAGATTCTGTATTTTTGAATAAGTGCTTTAAGATCCTCTATGAAAAAAGAGATTGAGGAGCCTGCAATAGAGCAGATGAAGATATCCCCCACATAGACTTCTGTGTCAAGAAGTTCATGATGATGCTTATCAGATTTGAAGGTTACTTTAGCATAACCAATCTGTGTGGTCGAAGTGATTTTATCAGTCATGAGTTAAACCTCTGTTAATTGACCACAAAAGCTTCTCCATTTTTGTAATGTTGTCTTGAAGATCAGTCAATTGTTTAATTTGTTCCTGTGTCATTATTTCTTATTTTAGAGGTCCAATACATTTTAATCTTTCACTTACATACTCCCTATCATTTTTGTAATAGGTAGTTCCTTTCGGAATTATCAATTTAATAGGAACAAGATCATCACACCATCTTTTTTGTTCTTTTTTTACTACTTTCAATGAGCGATAAGAATGATAACCTTCATAGATGTTTTTTTCTACTATAAGTGGTTTAATTACAACCCTTTTAGTTCTTCTGCCAGGATAATATGCATACCTTTGACAGGCCGCTTCATATCCAGTACGGGTCCTCCATCCTCCTTTGTCAAATACTAACTTATAGCAAGTGATGTCTCTTTTTGCTACAAGAGGCTGCGGAAACTTTTCTGAAATTGTAAAACACATGATTTCTAAGGTTTTAGTTAAACTCTGTATTTCTGAACAAGATTCTTAAAATCCTCAATAAACATTGAGATATAGCATCCTGCAATAGAGCAGAGGTAGACTCCGGCCACAAGAACTTCCGTATCCAGTAATTCATTGTGGTGTTTATCAGATTTAAAGGTTACTTTTGCATAACCAATCTGTGTGGTCGAAGTGATTTTATCAGCCATGATTCAGGCTTCTGTTAATTGTCCACAGAACTTTCTCCATTTCTTATCTATTCCTTTCCAGAACAGATGATCTTCCTTTGTACCATACCAGACAAAGGCACAAGACACCAGGGAGGTGGTGTATGAGGAGGTGAGTAGGTACTCTTCTAAGGTAACGCCAGGGCGGCTGTGACTTAGGTTATGGATGAAGGAGTCATAGACTCCCTCATCCTTTAGGAATTGTATGAATCTCTTTTCCATCACTTGTCCAGCATCATCATAATTAGGAACATCGGATTTTTCATCATATCCATTGTCTCTCCGATTAAGGCAGCGAATACGATTGTAAGAACAGCCTCTGGTATGGGATCTTCTTTTGAATCTTCCCCGTAGCTTTTAACGAGGTTTTCAATTGTCTTTGTAAGACAATTTTCACCCGTATTTTTTTCGGCCATGATTCTTTGGGCGAGATGTTTTGTCAAAACCATGTCTTTTGTCACCTGGAGAAAGATGCTACCAAGAATGAAGAGGAAGGTGACCTCTTCATCTATCAGACGTATTGCCAACGGGTCATTTTTCTTGGACTGCACGTATGCCAGTAGCAGGTCATGCAGTGTTAATTTTTCCAGGGCATCCTTTAAAAAACGGTGAACCTCTGCTACCATTTCATCTCCCCTTTCAGTTTTGATGCTTTGTAAGGTTTTTGCCAATGTCTTGTCATTGATGCAAATTGCATCAAGAACTCTGGTTTCGTCATGATTGTAGGACACGACAGCCTCTTCAATTTTGTTCATTTTCTTAGATTTTTTTGATGATTAATAATTTGATTGAAATGGTGTTTTATTTACTTAATTCTGGTTTGATGTCGAACCTTTCCTCAATAAAGACTTGAAAAGCTCGTTCAATTGCGTTTGTTGTATCGGCCTTGGCCACCGTATTGAATCCCTTAGGAGCAAACCTTTCAAGGTACTCCTGTAGGGGTGCGGCATACAATATTTTTAATGCCGCTTTGGCACGTTTGGAGTATTTGACCTCTCCAATAATGATGCGATCAGGACCATCAAGGCTATCTGGTTCAAGTTGGCAGATAACCTGTGTGTTCATCTTTGGAAAATAGACGCCATAACGTCTTGGATTTTCTTCTTTTTGAATGTGCATACCAATTCTCCATTAATGTTCATGCGGGAAGAGATTGAACATAGAGTCCTGTCTCTTCAGTTTTTTCAGGGTCTGTCCTGTCATTCCTGTAGGAAGGATAAAGACAGGTCGGTTGGGTTCAACGATAGGCCTTGGTGCGTTTGCTTTTTGAATCCGCGCACGAATATCCGCCGCCATGTTTGCAATTTTAACCCATTCACGGGCTTCTTCAGGCATTGGTTCCATTCTGTTCCTCTTTTTCAGTTTCATCAAAAATGAGTGCTGATTGCATTAGCCTTTGAAACTCTGCAAAAGAGTCAAGTAGGAATGCTTGACCATAGGCCATTTGTAAGAGAGTAAACAAAATCATTTTTCCATGATCTGTTTTTATGAAGTCAGGGTTCTCCCTGCAGCCTTTTTCCAATCCTATGAGGAAAGGAACAGGATTTGAGGGCATTGATGTTTGAAACATTGCCTTAGCAAGTTCTTTTAAATCAGTCATAATTTACCTCCAATTTTTTTAGTTAGACATGAGTATCCATAAAAAAAGGCCCCGAAGGGCCTTCAGTTAAACATTGTCCTGAACAAGTATTTTTAACAGTATTTCAGTTTCCATACATGCCTCAATATTGCTTTCATTACACAAAGTAATAAAAGCATCCTCTGCATTTTTGGCTTCCTGAATTTTTGAAACAGTTTTTGCTGTCTCTTTTTCTGTCATTCCATAGTATTCATCCATTTCTTTAACATAGTGGATCAGGGCTGTCTTAAAATCTTCAAGTTTCATATTTCTTAGATTTAGATTGTTTGTACACTATACTGACACAAAAGGTCATAAAAAAAGGAACAGAGCGTGATGCCCTGTTCCTTTAAACGTCCCATCCAGTTTTCTGTTGACTTCCAGTACATTACGCAGCTTTGTTTGCTTTGGCTGCCTTTACTTTGAAAATCCCTTTCTCAGTTAACTCCATGTTACCGAGGTAGTCCGGATTTTTTTGAATTTTTGTCCTCCAATAAACTTGTGTCTTAAACGAAGCCACATTGATTTTGGTTTTCAACCCCTGTGCAACACAGAACTCGTTTGCGGCTGCGATGAGGTCTTCCCATTTTCCGCCCTTGGCTATCAGCTCATCAATTTTTACTGACAGTTTGGGTTTGGCCGGTGCTTTCGGTGCCTTGGCCTTCTTTTCGGCCTTCGGTTTCGATGCTGCCTTGCCCTTTTCCGTACCCTTCTTTTCTTCGGCAGCTTTGTCTTTTGATTTGTTAATCAACTTCTCTGCCAGTTTGCTGTTCTGGGGTACCACTTTCTTTGCCAGCGGGTTAGCTGCCTTGTTGGCGGTTTCACTTGACTTTTCTGTTGCTTTTGCAACGCCGTTTTCAATAACTTTTGCTTCCATTATTTGTTTGATTTAGAAACGTTTCTGAGCATTATTGCCCATTGTGGGCAGGGAGTCGCTCGCTGACTCAGTGTTGTACACATACGCATCCCGCGCACTGTACCTTGTACTGCCTTTTTTAGAGGCCCTGCTCGGTAATAAAACGGTTTGTCAACCCATTGTACTTTCATCCCCAAAGTACTTGACACATAATGTCTTGTCTCTCATTTACGGAAATACTGTACATTGTACAGTACTTGTCGATCAGCAGCCGCTGGCAACTGTTTCACAACAGGTTTGGCGTCGACTTGTCTGTCTATCTAATATGTTCAACGAGAAGTGGGAATATACTCTGTGCCAATGTAGCACATTTAACGCTATGAACAACGTAGGGCAGTTAACTTGTTGATTTAGAAGTTAGTACATTGGCTCGTACACTACTTGGAAACTCGTTTCACAACGGAATTCCTTTCACTTTCAATACGTTACCTCCGTATCCCTGTATTTACAACATGTCAAACAACATCCGAATCTCACACAACACAAAGTTACACAATTAGTCTTTAGTAAACAAGAGAAATTACAATTATTTTAAATAAAATTGTAAATTAGATTACAATGTATTGTAAGACAGTATGTTACAAAAGCGTAAAAAGTCGCAAAATCCACCTAAAACAGGTGTCTAAGACGTTTAGGAATAGACAAAAGTACTGAAAAGGTGTCTAAATATCGCTCTTAACCGCGTTTCGCATAATATCGCCGTACATCGGCACACGCACCTACGGCAGTACAATACAGTACAACATACCCCAAACCCCTGGAAAAGGCAAGGAACCGCACCTACCAGGCTCTTAGTGGGCTGTACTGTACAGGGCACACAACCTAGCAGCCTAGCAGCCTACTAATCAAACAATATTGAAAGGTGTCTAAATGCTAATAAGGCTATGTACCATGCCGTATAGTCACATCGAGGGTGTCAAGGTAGGTATAGTAGGCAACAGGCTATAAACATAAGGAAAAGGCAAGGAAAGGTGTCACACAGGCGAAATAGGCAGCCTAACAGGCACACATGAGGTAGGTGGGTGAGGCACTGACATACGACACTGATGGGCAGTTGATTAGGTGTCTAAAGGCATTGGCAAGGCACACATAGACAGGGGGTTACACCCAATAACAATACTGATAGGCACAAATTAAGGTCTGCCTACCTCACACTATCACCCTGTCACCCAACATGTTACCCACTAACCCAACTGCCTGCCTCACCCAATAACAAATGACATAAGCAGTTCATATCTAATTCAATAGGTGTCAACTCTGCCTAATGTCTGCCTTATCAACAAACAAAGTACAGTAAGCAGTAACAATGTCAATAATCAAATATGGCTATCTATCCATGTATGTAATGGCATATCACATTACTAAGGTATCAACATAGGCTATAGGTATCAATGTCAACGTAGGCAGTATAACAGGCTAATAAGGTAGGGTAGGTGTCAATGGGTGGGTGGGCTGACAAGGGGTAGGCGGGTGTCAGGGCGGTAAGGCGGGTGTCAAGGTGGGTGTCAAGGGGGTGTCAAGGGGGTGGGGCGATCTGGGCGCGGGCCGCTGAATGGTGCCCTGCCTTTTCTAATGACATTAGGTGCCCGATACAATGCCTTGATGCCTAAGGTGTTATGCCCGTTGACATTTGACATGTGGCTGCTGGGCGGTTGCCCTATTCGCTTAGGTGTCAGGGCTTTAGGCAGGGCGGGGGCTTGACACCCCCCCGGGCGTTTGACGTGTGTAATTCAGGGCTGCGGCGGAAGGACCCCTTGATAATTGTCCAAATCTATTTCGTAAAATTAGACATTTTCAAGCCCCACCCTCTGCCCTGACTCCCCTTGATAAAGACATCAATTCCCCTTGACATTGACATTAGACACACGACATTAGACATTGACACCTCGACACCTAACGCGATTCCCCTTGACACCGTTGCCCTGATGCCCTTTGATAATTGTAGTGACACCTCTTGACAAGCCCGTCAGCCCCCTCGACAAGTGTTTATATAGGGGAACGTAAAAAGGTGTCACAAGGAGTATGCGAAATTGACAAGCGACATAGGCTTGATGCCTTCGCAGCATCGCAGAAAAAATTTGTAAAAAATATTTCGGAAAAATTGACAGGGTGTCACACGGCTATTGACACCTCTTGATACGGCTATTGACACCTCTTGACACGGCTGGGAGGGGGAAAAAAATTTTGGCCGCGTAACATGTTCATCCATAATGAAATAAAATTCATTTTAAAAATAATTGCCCATGTCACATTGTGGTGTGGAAAATGTCATTTAACTTTACTGCGTTTACGCAGTAATGCTCGGATGACGTAAGCGAGTAATAATTGACTCCCCAATGGACAGAAGGACACCACAACAATGGAATGACAAGCGGCCGCAACAAGCGTACGAGTTGGCATTGTTGGGGGCTACCAATAAGATGATGGCAGACGTCTTCGAAGTCAAGGAACAGACAATCGATTATTGGATTAGGACGAAGCCGGAATTCAAGGAGGCTGTCCATCGCGGAAGAATGATGACAGACGCCAAGGTTGCCAAAGCCCTCCTCCAGTGTGCCACGGGGTACGAATATTATGAGGAGCACGTGGTGATGATTAAGGGTGAGGCTGTTGTGCGGCGAATTAAGAAGGTGGTACCGCCCAATCCTTGGGCCGCTGCCAAGTGGTTGACAATACGTCAACGGGCCCTGTGGGCTGACGTGCATAAGACAGAGGCAATCAATACCAACGTCAATGTGTTTAAACTTGACTTGTCAGGGTTGTCAACCGACGAGCTCAAACTTGTCGAGAAATTAGGTATCAAACAACTTACGCAATATGCTGGTGAGAACTAAGATGCCGGGTCAAACGGATACGCTTGAGAAACGTGCCATACCAAGGCGGGGGAGAGCCAGCAGCGAAATGTTGTTAGAAGCCATCAAAAACCCAACCGCCGTCACCAGGGAGCTTAACAATCGCTCCCTTTACCATTTTTTACAACACTTTTGGCCTGTTGTATCGGCACACAAATTTCACGGTAACTGGCATATTGAGTTGATGTGTCGCGAGCTTGAGCAGGTTGCTGAGCGTGTTGCCGCGCATTTGCCAAGAAAACATGACTTAATTATAAATGTACCGCCAGGGTCAACCAAAACGATTACCTGCTCAATTATGTTTCC